TTCTTGCTACGCCCCGCACCAGCACCGGCACCCGTGCCCGCGCCCGTGCCGCCGTAGCCGGCAATCTCCAGACCCTTCTTGACCATAGAGCCGACGGGCTTGCTGGCCTCGTAAATGTCCTTCGCCTTTGAGAGAACATTCGCCAGAGAACCGAACGACAGACCGCCCACCATACGACCCAGAGACGCACGCAGGCCGGCCGGAGCCATAGGCGCAGAGATGATGTCCTGCTCGGACAGAACACCCTTGATGACACGAGAAGAGCCGCGGATGGACTCAAAGAAGCCGGAGTTGGCGGTGATGACATACAACTGAGGAGTCAGAGCCACATCGCGCGTGTTGCGCAGAGAAATGTTGAACTGGAAGGTGAAGTTGCCCACCAGCGACGGCGCCTGCCCGCTCTGTAGGGTGATGTCCTGCGAGGGCTTCAGCACGAGGATGGAGCCCACGGTGGGCACGCGCTGACCCTGCTGGCGGGTGCCATACGAACCACCGGCGCTGCGCGCCAGACCGCTCCACGAGTCCCAGTCCATATCCAGACCATTCTTCACGGACATCGCGTAGAGTTCCTCGGTCGTGTGAGACGACAGAAGGCCAGAGAAGTTGTCAAAGTTGACGGACAGAGGAGACACGGAACCACCGCCGGCGTTTGTCGCAGGACTGTCAATCGCAAAATAGGCGTCCCCATCGGTCTGGGCAGGAGTCTCCACCGCCTTCGCGTAGATGATGAGCAAGTCGGGAATCTGTGGCAGGGTGATTGTCTGGGATGGCACCTGCGAAACCTCATTCGGCTGGAGTTGAGTGGCAGCCGTCGTGATGTAGCGGGGGAACTCCATATACGGAACGACAGACTTAGGGGGAAGCGGCACATCCAGAGGCGGCGTGAGGAACTGGACATTCAGAACGCTATTCTGGAAGGCACCACCAGACGCGCCCGTGTTATACTGAACGGCCGAGATGGTGCGACCCGCGCGGGAGCAAGACCGGATGAGGCGGGAAGAGGAGGTCTGGAGGTTCATCACCAACTGAATGTTAGAGATACCGAACAGCCCCGTGTCATACTCGTGGGTGTCAGAAAACACGAAGGGCGACAGAATCAGAGGCTCGGCAGTCTGCCAACGCACAAAGATGGGCAGAGCCGTGAACTGAGTCTGCGTCCACGCGGGAGCGACGGGCGCGACGCCTATGGCCGCGGCAGCGGTGGCATTCCAAATGGAACCTGCCGACACTACGACGGAGCCCACGGGATATGCTATGCCGGCATTCCACACAGGCGGCACAGTAGGCACACCACCTACCGAGGTATAAGGCGCATAGGGAAGCCCGAGGACTCCGCCCCCATAGGCGGGAGAGTAGGCGAACGGCAGAGCCGCCGTTGAAAGCGGACCGCCAGCAGGGTCGGTGAACACCAGACCGTTCCACGCCCCGTTGGGAATATTATCATAATCAGTCGCCGCGTCGTAGCCGCCAATCGGGTTGTTGGCTGTCGCGAATGCGTCGTTGTAAGAGGCATACTTGTCCAGCATCGTCGGGCAGGTGCGCACCAAACGGTTGTGCTTATAGTCAGTCAGCCGCATAACCTCGCGCATCACATCCTGCGAATTTTGTGTGGTCGTCGTATCGTTGATAGTGGCTGACATCGTGGCCACGGCGGAGTTCAGAGGGAAGGAGCACAGAGAGAAATCGCGGCCGGGGACGATGACGGAATCGCCAGAAACGGGAACCGCCGCGAGGCTAACTAGAAAAGACTGATACACGGTGGACGACCATAGCAACCGACGGTCAACATAAACATTTTCGCTGGGCACATACACGTTATAGGTGTGCTGTGAGGTGGTGGCCGAAATCGCGCGGAACGGGGCGTTGGTCAGAGACAGAGCGCCCTTCTCCACCGCATACTTCGGGCGGGACTGGACTACACGGCCATCTACGGTCGCCAACTTCTCAATATCGGCGCTCATCTTATAAGAGGGGCGCCGAAATTTGTTGAGGGGTTTGTTTTAACAGATGCCGGAGGAGCCTCACACTATACCCTTCTTTCGGAAGAGCATCTTGAGACTGACCGACGAAAGGTTGAACATAGACACGGGGAACAGTTGCCCCGTGAGCCGGTGCTTCCAGAACACTTGAATGTCTATGTTGCGAATCTCCTGCTTGCTGGCGTTGAGGTCTGTCATTCGGTATTCGGCTTGCGGCGCATAGTAGATGAATTGACGGTAATCGTCGGCGCCGCCGGTGGACTGGTCTAGCGCGATGTCGGTGATGATGGGGGTGAAGGCGTTGGCCGTGCTCGCCCGCGACTCGCCTAGATTGCCCGTGCCGAGGATGTTGGGCACGCCCGTAAACTCCGCCTTCACCGGAAGCAGGGTGCTCGTGAACACGATGGAGCCAATCGGAGACCACAGACTGTCCACCGACTTATAGTCTTGCGTGTTGATGTAATAGACCTTTTGTTGCCCCGTCGGCACAAAACCTAGCGGCGCCAGAGAGTTGGCGTAGGGCGGCACGCGATAGTCCGCGATGTTAGTCCAGAACTTGTTGCGGAAGACAATCTCGTTGACATACCCCTCGGGGACTGCGCCCAGCCCCGTCAGCGTGTAGCCCGCGATGGTGGTGGTCGGGATGTTGAGGGTGTTCCAGTAGTAGTTTTGAAAGTTCGCGAAGAGGCCATACATATTTGTATTGAAGAACAGTCGGAGCGTCGGAGCCGTCATCGGCAACGCCGTGGCGTTGACCGCCCAAAATGCCGGCGAGATGTCGGGCTGATTGCCTGCGCCCGGCGCGATGGCGATGTAGGGTACTCCGTTGTAAATCACCTTCGCGCCTAGCAGATAGGCCGTGGCGTTGTCCCACGCCAGATTGTAGAACGGCTCTATGCGCTGCCCAAAACCGTCGCTGTCGCCGTAGATGCTGAAGAGCGGTCGCTGCTCCTCGTTGAACACCATCTGGGGCGTCTGCGTCGCGTCTTGAAACTCCTCAAAGGTCGCATACGGGAACCCTGCGCCCGCATACGCCGTTTGAAATGCCGTGAACGCCGCTTGATGCGCCGTCGTCAGCGTGAAATTGATTAAGTCCATAAAATGTTGATAAGTATATACCCAATAGTACCGAGTAGAAAGGTCTTGACTGACAGTTGGTGCCGCCGGAGTCGGTGCCAGAGCAGTATTGAGCGTCTCGGGCTGGTAGATTAGGTAAGTCGGCACCGGCGCGATGGTGAAAGTCTGCGCGCCCGTCGGGGTCGCCCACTCCTGCTGGTAGGAAATCGCGCAACTGTAGTTCGTTAGATTCGGGAGCGGTTGCCCCGTCTGGATGTTGGGAATAAACAACGGCAAATCACGATTCGCGCCGTTCATCGTAAATCGCACGATGCTCATCGCGTATTTTGAAGCGTCTTTAAGGATGGGAGCGTCGCGCGTCTCGTTGAACCGAATCACGGGGTCGGGCGGTGCCAGTCCACTTGCCGGAAGGTCATCCGTGCTGTTGTTGATGATGTCGGCATTATAGTAAATCGTGTCGGGCTCGTCAATAGTCCCGCCGACGAAATCAAAGTTTCCACGGTATGACCCCATTCTAAGTGAGACGGCCTTTATTTTTTGAGCCAATTCGCCGTCAGAGCGCTCACGAAATCGTCGCCGGTCATTCCGCTCTTCTTGATGACATTAGCAAAGTAGCGTTCTGACTTCGGCGCATACAGAAGACGCGCCACGCACCATCGCCCACAAGTCGCCACGGTCGGACTGTCGCGCTGGTATTGGTGTGTGTTATAGTAGACCGGCTTCCCGCTGCCTTTGAGGAGTCGCAGGAGTTCTGGCGTGTCCATCTCCCACTTTTCTAGCGCAGGGCGCGGCACGCCGTCCTTCTGCTCTTCTGGAGCATCCCCATAAGAGTCCCAGAAATAAATGTGGTCTTTGCGATTCATCAAGCAAGTCCAGTGCCCGCTGCGCGGACTAGAATTGGGAAAGAGCAGGATACAGCGGCCTTTGCTGTCAAACAATTCATCTGCCGACCGCATATTGTTGAGGTCGGGATAATTGTGGATTTTGATGTCGCCGAGGATTCGCCGAATGTCGTCGTCGCCTAGTGGGTAGGCTTTCATTTTCCGAAGGCCGCCAGCAGCCATTTATTAAATTGGACTGGGGTTTTTGAGGGCGGGGCAGGCGGGGCAGGCAAATCGCAAACTCTCCCTAAGAGACCAATCCCCCCTAGGAGGACTTTACGGTTTGCCTGCCCCGCCTGCCCCGCCCCCCCCACAGCAAC